TCATGACAACCAAAATTGATGCAATGCAACAGTTTGGATTGAACTTGCAAAACAACATGATGGGTGATGGCGGTATCACTCAAGGCCCTAGTATAGCTGGAGAAGCCGGCCCAGAAGCAGTGATACCGTTGAAAAATGGCACAGTGCCTGTGAAAATTGATCTGCGCAACCTGCAGGATATCGGACCAACTTTTTTTGGCATGAACGAATACACAGGCTACAACGCGGGACCCATGAGCACTGATCTTTCAGTGATCAAAGAAATTGCTGCTTCAATGGGTGCGTTTGACAAAGCATCGCAAACCATCACAGATCCTGCTACCTGGAAAGAAATTCTAAACTCAGGCATTGCCATGAACTATGATCTTGGTGTGGCCAAAATTGGCACTGAAATGATACCCAACATTGGGCAAGAAATGACCCAGCGCATGAGTGAAATCGTGGCTGAAAAAGGCGTTGATCAGATGGAAGCATTCCGCATCATGGGCAACGAATTTAAAGAAGCCATGATGTCGGCCATGCCTCAACTCTTGGAAAGAATGGCACCAACAGATGGAACCATTGATCTCAAAGACAGTTTGGACCAGCTGATTGCCAAACAGTCTGAAGCCAACGACATCAGCAAGAAGATACTCCAAGTGAGCGTGAATTAACGGTAAATAAACAACCATGGCAGATCCCAAACAACAAGGCTGGAAAAAATACTTCAAAGTGGCAGACACTTCAGGAGTAATGAGTCCCATATCAGGCAAAAATCAATTTGGACTGCCTGACTATGGCAAGAACGACGGCTCGGGTACGTTGATCAGCGATTTTACTTTTAGGAACTATGCCAGTAGATTACCTGAAGTGTATTCAGGTCATCCCAATCGTATTGAACGGTACAATCAGTACGAAAACATGGACATGGATTCAGAAATCAATGCCTGTCTAGATATCATTGCAGAGTTCTCAACTCAGGTTAACGAAAGCAACCACACACCGTTTGACATTCAGTACAATGACACCCCTACTGACCACGAAGTTGACATTATCCGCAAACAGCTACAGCAGTGGGTCAAACTCAACAAACTAGATCAACGCATATTCAAACTGTTTCGCAACACTATCAAATACGGTGATCAAGTGTTTGTACGAGACCCAGAAAATTTTGAACTGTACTGGGTAGACATGAGCAAGGTCATGCGTATCATTGTGAACGAAAGTGAAGGCAAACGTCCTGAGCAGTACGTGGTGCGTGACATCAATCCCAACTTTCAAAACATGACTGTGGCAGCCAAAACTACCACAGACTACATGACCAATCCAGTGACAGGGACCATTGCAGGCTCAGCCAACTACACCATGCCCAATGGCGGTGTGGGTGGCGGTGTGGGCAACAGCCGTTTCATGACTGCCATGAACGAAACTTGCCTGGATGCCAAGCACATTGTACACATGAGTCTCAACGAAGGTCTGGATGTGTTTTGGCCGTTTGGACGTTCGGTGTTGGAACAGATTTACAAAGTGTTCAAGCAAAAAGAACTCTTGGAAGATTCAATCTTGATCTACCGTGTGAGTCGTGCTCCAGAACGCAGAATCTTCAAAATTGACGTGGGCAACATGCCCAGCCACTTGGCCATGGCCTTTGTGGAACGAGTTAAAAACGAAATGCATCAACGGCGTATTCCCACTGTGACAGGTGGTGGCGCCAACATGATGGATGCCAGCTATAATCCACTGAGCATCAACGAAGATTACTTTTTTCCACAGGGTCAAGACGGTCGTGGCAGTTCTGTTGAGACCTTGCCTGGAGGCCAAAATCTTGGCGAAATTGACGATCTGAAGTATTTCAACAACAAAATGGCTCGTGGTCTGCGTGTGCCCAGTAGTTATTTGCCCACAGGCCCTGATGATTCAGACCGTGCAATGAGTGATGGCAAAGTGGGCACTGCACTGATTCAAGAGTACAGATTCAATCAATATTGCGAACGATTGCAAGGGCATATTGCGCAGAAACTAGACGACGAATTCAAGATGTTCTTGAAGTGGCGCGGGTTCAATATAGATTCTGGCTTGTTCAGTTTGAAATTTTGCCCGCCACAAAATTTTGCATCTTATCGTCAGAGTGAGTTGGATAACACAAGAATTCAGGCTTTTACCAGTTTAGAACCACTGCCTTACATGAGCAAACGATTTATGTTGCAGCGGTTCTTGGGCTTGACCGAAGACGAAATCAAAGAAAATGAAGAGCTGTGGCGCGAAGAGCGCGACCAGCCAGAAATGCAAAGTGGTGGAGGCGCAGATCTGCGAGCTGTGGGCATCACTCCAGGTGGCATGGAAACTGACATCACCACTGGAGAAGAAATGAGTCAGATGCAGCCGCCCGGTGCTGCAGACATCACTGGGCCAGGCGCAGCATTGCCAGGAGCCGCACCTGGCGGAGCACTGCCAGCTTCAGGCGCACCTGGCGGAGTATAAATACAGTTATGCTGCTACGTGAATTTTATAAAAAAGAACCTGAAGCCTATCAGGATCTGTCGCAAGACAACAGTCAACCCACTATGGGCGATTTGCGCAAAACAAGATTGACTCTGCGGCAGCTGAACAAACTGCGTAAAATGAACGACGTTCGTGCTTACGAGTACAAAGAAAAAATCAAATTGGTGCGGCAACAGTACGCACCACCGCCTGCTGCTCCTGTTTGATCAGCAATTTATCGTCATTTTGACTCCTTAAACCGCAGAGTTTTTGCCTGTTATGTAAATAACAGCACACTTTACCTATAGGAGTTTTCCCTTATGAACAAATTTGAACAGTTGATCGAATACGTGATCAACGACGAAGAACAAAAAGCTCGCGAGCTTTTTCACGACATAGTGGTAGCTAAAAGTCGTCAAATCTATGAAAATCTCATGCAAGAAGAAGATCTAGATGAAGCCAAGCACGAGGAAGAACTCGACGAAGCTGCTGACGAAGAACTCGACGAAGCTGCTGACGAAGAACTCGACGAAGCTGAAGAAATGGACGAAGGTGCCATGGGCGGCGATGCCAGTGACCAACTCATTGACGAAATTGAAGCTGACGAACAGCAAGACATGAGCATGGAAGCCGAAGAAGACGGCATGGGCGACGACGATATGGGCGACGACGATATGGGCGACGACGATATGGGCGGCATGGGCGACGATGCTGGCAGCGACGAGCCTGCAACCAAAGACGATATCATGAATTTGGAAGACAAATTAGATCAGTTGATGGCCGAATTTGAAGATCTAATGGCTGGCGACGACATGGGCGGCGACGGCGATGATTTTGGTAGCGACGAAGGTGGTGATGCCATTGAGATGGACGACACAGAAGAAATGATGCCAATGGCAGAAGCCTTGACATTGAAAGCAGCCCCAAAGCCAGTGACCACCGAACAAGGTGATGGTAAAGCAGGTCCTGTAGCATTCAACAGCGGTGCAGCTGGCATGGCCAGCAAGCCTGTAAAGACTGGTGCAGACGGCGGTGGTCATCATGACAGTTCTGCTTACCGCAATTCAGTGAAAGATCTTGGTGTGACTCCTACGCAGGATGCTGGAAAAAAAGCTTTTAAATCTGCTGCTCCTGCACCAGTCAAAAGCCAAGCCAGTGGTGTAAACACCAAGAGCCCACTGCCTGGCGGACGCAAAGGTTAATTAGATGTCGTCTAGATACCTAAGAGAAGATCTGACTTTTAGCCAGGCCAACATCCAAGTTTTGGAAGAAGCTGATGTGTCTGGCAAAAAGAACCTCTATCTCAAAGGCATTTGCATTGAAGGCGACAAAAAAAATGCAAATGAACGAATCTATCCCAGACACGAAATTATCAAAGCAGTTGAAACCATCAATGAACAAATCCGTCACGGAAACTCTGTGTTAGGTGAAGTGGACCATCCAGACGATTTAAAAATCAATTTAGATCGAGTGTGTCACACAGTGGAAGGTATGTGGATGGACGGACATGCTGGCTGCGGCAAATTGAAAATATTACCAACTCCCATGGGCGAGTTGGTAAAAACTCTGCTGACGTCTGGTGTCAAACTTGGTGTCAGCAGTCGTGGATCTGGAAATGTTGACGACAGAACAGGACATGTAAGTGACTTTGAGATAGTCACTATAGATGTGGTTGCCCAACCCAGTGCTCCTAATGCGTATCCTACAGCAATCTATGAAGGCCTCATGAATATGAAGCATGGTCATCGAATCTTAGAGATGGCAAAAGAGAGTGGCGAAAGCGACAAAGTGCAGAGATACTTGCGTGAAGAAGTAAAACGACTCATTCGAGATCTCAAAATCTAAGGAGAATAAAGCATGTTTGATGCTATTAAACCATTGCTAGATAGCGGCTTGATCAACGAAGATGTCAGCAAAGAACTCAACGAAGCTTGGGAATCTAAACTGACCGAAGCTCGTGAACAAGTGCGTGCAGAACTGCGTGAGGAGTTTGCACAGCGCTATGAGCATGACAAAACAGTGATGGTAGAAGCCCTAGATAAGATGGTAACAGAAGGTCTTGCAGGAGAATTGGCCAGCATTGCTGCTGAAAAGCAAGCATTGGCCGAAGATCGTGTGAAATTTCAACACAAGATGAAAGAGTCAGCAACCAAGTTCAACAACTTTTTGGTGACCAAATTGGCTGAAGAAATTTCTGAACTGCGCAAAGATCGCAAAATGCACACCGAAGGAGTTGCAAAACTTGAAAACTTTGTGGTGCAGGCATTGGCTAGAGAAATTCAAGAATTTGCCAAAGACAAGCGTGATGTTGTAGAAACAAAAGTGCGTCTGGTTCGTGAAGCTCGTGCCAAACTACAAGGACTCAAAGCAAAATTTGTCAAAGAATCTGCTGAGAAAATGAGTCAAGCTGTTAGCCGTCATTTGAAGGCCGAACTTAATCAGTTACACGAAGATGTCAAAATTGCTCGAGAGAACAATTTTGGTCGGAGAATCTTTGAAGCCTATGCTGCGGAATTTGGTGCTACCCATCTTAATGAGAAAGCGGAAGTACGTAAGTTGCAAGACATGTTGGCCAACAAAGATCGTAAATTGGCGGAAGCCATCAATTTCACCAAGAAGGCCAAAGTTCTTGTTGAAAGCAAAGAACGCGAACTGCGTATGGTAAAAGAATCCAACGAGCGTCAAAGCACAATGGATGAACTGCTGCGTCCCTTGAACAAGGAAAAGCAGCAAATCATGCGTAATTTGCTCGAAAGCGTCCAGACCGCAAGGTTGAAAAACGCCTTTGAAAAGTATCTACCAGCAGTGCTGGAAGACCGTTCTGTGAAAGCCACAAAAGTGATCACAGAAAATGTCACCGCAGTTACTGGTGATAAAACTGTTCCGAACCAGCAGACCGCCCAGGAAGATCGCAGCAATGTGATTGACTTGAAGCGCCTGGCAGGGCTTTAAAATTTTTTAGGAGACTTAAATGTCACAAGAACTATTAGAAAGTCGTTGGGATGAGACCAAAGAGGCCCTACTAGAAGGCCTTCAAGGCACCAAACGCAATAGCATGAAAGTTATTCTTGAGAATACTCGACGCTATTTGAAAGAGAACGCTTCTTCTGGAAGCACTGTGGCCGGTAACATTGCCACACTGAACCGTGTGATTCTGCCCGTGATCCGACGTGTGATGCCAACCGTTATTGCTAACGAGTTGGTTGGCGTTCAGCCCATGACCGGACCTGTTGGACAGATCCACACTCTGCGTGTGCGCTATGCCCAGAGCTTGACTGACAATTCAGCTGCTCAAACTAGCGTTACCGCTGGTCAGGAAGCACTGAGCCCATTCACTATTGCTACTGCTTACTCCACAGTTCCACAAG